CTGAATGGGGTTCAGGGGGTCGGAGGTTCAAATCCTCTCGTCCCGACCAGGAATTTCAAGGGGTTAGCTGAGATGCTGGCCCTTTTTTATTTGGAAGTTGAGATTTTATCCCACTTATATCCCACCTTCAAACTATTCCACCTTTTGTCCCACCAGGGTCCATAGGCCTCTGATCCGCTAAGAATTTTCCATAAGTGGGGCTGAGGAAAAAATCTGTGAGAAATATTTTTTCACCCTTAACTGGTTTTCGAGGTTGATTTGTAAAACTGGACAATTCGTGGTACTTTGTCACAATTAGGAAGAACGGAAAGCCCAACGCCTTACAGGGGATGCGCCAAAAAGCAGCGCGCTTAAGGGATGAAGAGGAATGGACACGCTCAATTGGGTCATAGATAATAAGACATGGCTCTTTAGCGGCGCTGGTGTCGCTATAATAGTAGCCATAGTGGGGTGGATGCTAAAAAAACCGAGTCATGTTCAGCAACAAAGTGGCGGCATTAGTTCCCAGAATATACAGGCTGGCCGTGACGTCAACATAACGCAAGAGGGGCAACCTGATTTTCTTCAGAAGGCAAAACGCGAAGCCGCCGCTAAGTTTCGTTCAGCCTTTGCCGAAGCCATNACTCAAATTACCGGTGGCAGTATAGACCCGCATTATCTGATAACTCACCATAAGGTTCAGCACGACACTGCAATTTTTGAGCTTCGGCCTTTTATTGATCCGGATCGACTCAGTGATTTTGATGCCGCGACACAGAAGTATCGAGAATGCCGGAGCGCTCTAAAACCCGCCTTGCTTCAGTTTTTGCAATCAGAGAATACGAGGCAACCCGTTGACCAATCCGCCAGTTTCAACTTGACCGTAGCAATTAATGAGTTATTAGCTTTCACAGACACCCGCCCCACAGACGATGATGCCTTTGTTTCATTAAGAGAAGCATCTGAGAGACTCAGGGAAGAAGCATTAAAACAACTATCGATGGGTTATTCTATGGAAAGTATTTTACTATGGCAAGACCCTAACAATGAATTGGATCGCCTTGGAAGTTATTTTGCAGAAGTAATAGATATTTATGGCAAGCGTCAACCCTTTATGAGGTGGGAAAAAATTAATAGAGATGAATTTACTACGGGTAAGATCAAAGGCGGAGCCTCAGTATTTTATCGTTCTATGAATTATTACAAAGGAGACCCGGAATTTTATAGTCTTGCCATTAATAAAATGAATCTTGACCGGGCAATAAAAGAAGTAATATCGTCAAGAACTATTTATTCTCATGTTTAAAAAGCTATGGATGCGGACGCAAGCTATCAGCCTTAATTTTCGCCTCTTGATCGTTTTCTGCCTTAACAATTGCGACAAAATAATTATCTCCGATACGCCGCCCTTCCAACATCTGTTTTTCTAATTTTTCGGCGTCTCGTAAATTATCAAAAGAATTATACAGGCGGTTATTCGTGCTATCAGTATGAATTTGATATACATAATAAGGCATAAAAATAATTCCTCCCATTTGGTATTGGTACACATACAATCTCTTCGGCTATTGTTAAGATTTATTAGGCTTAGTTAGCTTTGCTCATAAATCTTGATATTATCTTTTTGTCTTTAACTTTGAAGGGCGTGGGGTTGATTCATCTTCTGATTCTGTATCTTCAGTCTTAATTTCATCAGAAGTTAGTAACTTAGATGCTATTTTTATTTCATCAGACGCTTCATTCCAAATAACCGATAAGGCATCTGAAATTGATATAAATGTTCCACCTCCGCCATAAGAGGTTAATTTAACTTTACGATAGTCTTTCATAATCTGATCAACAAATCTCTTTGCAGCCTCCTTCCTTCGTTCGTCACCTTTCCTTATTAAATCATTAGTAGCACTATTAGGGCTGTATTGATATTGGTGTGGTAAAGGCGGTTCTTCTCTATATATTATATCAGAAACTTTGCCAGCGAATTTATATTTCCATATATCATTTGCATAAATATAATGGTTTAACGCCTTCTCAATTGAATTTCTTAACTTAGAATTCTTTTTTGACTCAGGACTATCTAAATAGTTTTTTACTTTATAATGTGTTTCTCCCAAAGCTGGTCCATAGTCTTTATAAGAAATGCCCACCTGTACCCTTGACTCAAGTTTTTTCAGAGCCTCTATAGCCTCTTTAGCTGATTGGGCATTCGCTATCCCGGCAAACCAAAACATCATAATAATAGAAATTGGCAGTAATTTTTTCATGGAATTTCCCCTTTGCCCCAGAGATTATTCGGAAAGCCAGCATAGCAAGTTTTAAGGGAGAAATAAAGGGTTATGGGAAGTCACTCTTGAAAAACATAGATTGCGTGTGGATCAGCCTTCTTTGGATTTCTTCCGGCCGTATGACTCACGCCGTTTAGCATTTATAGAATCTTTGTTCTTGGCGTGTCTCTCCCGGCGCTGTTTTCTCTTAACCTCAAGGCGTGCCTTGGCCGCTTCCGCCTGTTCCGGGTCCTTCTCGAAAATGGAAATCTCCCCACAGCTTAATTGATCGCTTACCCGGATAATCAGGCCCCGGACTTCGGAAGGGTGCTTGACGCCTTCCATGCGGGCGATTTCGGCGGGCCGCATTTGGAAGAGCTTGTTAAGCAGGAACCACCTCATTCCCGCCGGGATACTCCCTGAGCGCTCTTCCACCATCTTTTTCCAGGGTTCGAAGTTGCGTGGGCCGTTCTTCCCGTCCAGGGCCTCTACCACGTTCAGGAGACGCTTGACGGCGGCATGATAGAGCTTTTTGGCTCCTTCAACGGTCGTCTCGTACTTGACCGCCAGGTCTTCATAAGACCACTTGTTGAAGAAGCGGTCTATGAAGACGCCGGTCTGCTTCAGGTCAGGGTTGAATCCGGCAAAAGGGGAGTCCGCTTCCGTGGTGAAAACGTCTATGGGTTCTTCAGTCTTATCCGAAATTTGGGGTAGCATGGATTCCGGGATTTCGCGGGAGCGGGCGAAAATGATGGTGATTTCCTCCCCATTTTCGCCTATTCCCGTCTTCTCGAAAACGGTCAAGTTGTCCTGGGCAAGGTAGAGTTCAACCGGCCTGCAAGGGGTATCGCACCCTTCCCGGCGGGCGCATTTTTCACAGACGCCTTTCATCTTCTTACCTGAACCGGGCCACAGACCGGCCCTTGAGGAGTGACCGCAAAATATCAATAGCCCTTTGACTGTGGCGGGGCGGATTCTGGCCAGGGTCAAGCCTGACTGAAAGCATCCCTCCCAGGCTCACGGCTTGAACGCCGACGCCCTCAGTATCATACCGGAGCAAATGAAGCGCCTCTTCACACTGAGCCTGCTTCAGGGTGGCCAGGATTTCGGCTTTTTGGGCGTCCGTATAACGATCCGCCAGGGTCTTATCAAGCTTCCACCACAGATTGAACTCAAGCTCATTCAGGGACCGGAAGGCCATAAGCAGGGCTGCGGCCTGGGTTGGCGCGTCCGCCGCTAACCAATCATCGGTATGAAGACGGTTTGCAAAGTGCTCCGCCGCCCCGTCTTCATCTATCCAGGTGTTATATCCCGCGTCCGGGTAAGCAATCAGGTCGGTCATGATTCCATTAACCTCTTCAGTTCATTGATGGTTCGCACCTTACCGCCGTAGTACAGGGACTCAATTTTCAGCTTGCCGGATTCCACCAGGTTAAATCGGGTAGGGCCAAGGGCTTCCCTGGCAAAGGCCACGTCTCCGGGGTCTGAACTCTTAACCATGGACTCCATCCATTGCCGGTAGTTCATTCTCCGGTCCACAAACTTGACCTCATAGCCCCGGTAGGCCGTGGAAGTTGTCCCGTCCCGGTGATGCACCGTCCGCGGATCAGTCTCAAGGCGGGAAATCCGCCGGGCCACCTTGTCATATTCCGGCCCCAAGGCGTCTTCAAAGGGAACGGTTTTCCCGTCAACTATCACGTCCTTCAAGACCGGGAATACCCAGCATCGGCAAGCGAAATGCACGGGCGGCATGGGAGCGTCTTCAAGGGCATATTCCCGGCTGTCCAGGAAGGCGCAATATTCACAGGTCCCCCGGTCAAGCTCGGCCTGGAAGCGGTAACTCTTGAACCGATCCGAGTTTTGTTCATAAACTTCCCGCTCGGCCCAATTCACCGCGCTATGGATCGCAGTTTTGGCTAACCCCATAGCCGAATGTCTGCCAATATCCAGGGCGTCTTGAAGCTTCTTGGCGGTAACTTTGAAGTTGTCTCCGAGAATCAGGCTTTCCCGCGACGCCTGAAGAATCCTTTGGGCGGCGGATGTTTCCAATTTCTTCAGGTAGTCGGCAAAGAAAGTTCCTTCAACCTGGGCCGAATCCCACCAGGCCAAGACCCGATCCTTAGTGACGTGTGACCACTTCAACCCGGCTGACACGCCTTCGGGAAGGCTCCCCTCCATGATCCCATTGATGATTTCGGGCGTGACCATGGCCGTCTCAACGGCCCTGGCCTTCAGGTCTTCCCCTATATCCCGGTAGATTTCGGCCAGGGCGGTTTCAATTTCGGCCTTCCGCTTAAGGAGAAACTCCCGCTTCCTTACCAGGGAAGGGGTTGATTCCGCCGCCGCGGTCAACCTCATGAGCTTGCCGGTAACGGTTTCTAAGGCCCCGGCCAAGGTCTGAGCAATATCAACCCCGTAGGCGTTGACCACGCCCTCAAGCCTATGGGTGAACTTATAGCGCTCGTTAAAGTAGTTTTCCATGATATTTCAGTAAGTTAACTTCATTTCTTGCAAGCGATTGCAACCTGGGCAGTCACCCCGGAGAGCTTTGGGAGGATTATCAAGGCCCTCCGGGGATTCCGCTTGCTGCATTGACCACGACAACGTAGGAGTTGCCCACAATTCACGCCTGTTGGCCGCCAGGCGTCAGGCTTCATCCCCTGGCCTGTCTGGTAGGGGCGCGCCACGACACGCGTCCCGCCCATATCGTTACACCACGTTAGGTAGTGGTGGTTGTGGTTGAAGTGGTGGTAGTTGTGCTTGTGGTGGTGGTAGTCGTTAAGCCGGTCAAAGGCCGCGTGGTGACTTCCCGCACAAGGTGGGCGGAAAAATCAATCCCTGTGGCCACAGACCCGGAAACCTCAGTGTAGAGGCGGACGTAAGGCCAGACGTAAAGGCCCTTGCCATTGGTGAAAGGCACCACATACCGGCCCGCCTGGGAATCCTGATCCCCGCCAAGGACTTCCTTGGCCCCAAGCTCCAAAATGGCCAGGTCTTCCACATAGGCGCTGAAGTCATGGGCGGCGGACCCTTGCAGCTTGATCCGGTAAAGCTCGTTATCGGAGTCAATTTCCAGGGCCGACACGTCAATAACCAGCTTCCCTTCCACCAGTTCACGCCCCAGGTTGACCACCTTGGCCTGACCGTCAACCGTTCCGGCCAGACTGGAAGCCACCAGGCCCGCGTCTTTCAGTTCATGGGCTACATCAAACATGGTTCACCTTCCTTCCGCCTAAGCGTTCTTGATCCCGCGGAGACGGGCGGCGGCGCGGGGATGAAAGACGGCCAGGCCGCAAATCCACTCAATCAGCGTCCGGTAGGCCGTCCCGCCGGAGTACAGGCCCATGTCAATCACGTCCATTTTGCCGCATTGCAGGCCGGAGACATACTCCTTCGCGCCGAAGCGGACGGCGTAAATGCTGGTACAGACGGAAGACCCGCCGCCAGGGGCCGCTTCATCGAAGGCCAGGATCGGGTTATCCTGTTCATCGCTTTCGATAACCGCGATAGGAACCCCAGCGTAAGCGGTAAGCAGGCGGCCAAAGGCGTCCGAAACGGTTTCAATGGCCTGGTTAGCCGCCCGAATCAGGGTGTTGACTTTCCGGCGCATGGTCTTGTTCATGAAAAGAACGTCCGGGCCGCCCGCCAACGCGTCAATGAGTTCATCAAGCTTGGCCAGGGTCAAGGCGTCTCCCCCGGAAGTGGCCCCGGCGTCAATCACCTGGCCGCCGGTCAACCGCTTTTCCAGGCCGTCAAAGCCCTTGGGGTCTTCATCCGTGTCGCCCTTTATAAAGTTCTTGGTGAAGAACAGAGCCGCGGCCTTGGCCTTCAGGCCGTCATGAATAGCCCGAAGGTTGTTGATATTCCCCTGAGTCTTCACCAGGGCGCGGTCAACATCGGAGACGCCGCCCATAATGGCCAGGGCTTCGGTTACGGGGTTAATCACCCCGGTAGATTCGGTGTAGCCTTCGCCTATTCCCCGGAAGGCGATTCCCGGAAGGGCCTCTTCCTGATTGTACTTATAGGAGTCGGACGCCACGTCCAGGAAGGGCAACCGTTCCAAGATCGGGGAAGTCCGCGGGAAGACTTCAATCACCCCGCGCTGCAACGGGGTCTGAGAAAGTTTCGCAGCTTCCAAAAGAGTCAGAGACATTGTTCACCTCGTTTAGGTCTTGTACCCCGCCTCACGCATTTGAAGAGGGGTCATGGCGTTAAAGTCCGGCGCTTTCTTATCGCCGGGCCGTTTGGAATCCAGGGCGTCGGCCTTGGGCGGGTTGAAAATTCCCTTGGCCTGGGCTTGCCGAAGCCACTTGATAAGCTGGCCGGGCGGCAAGTCCGGGATTAACTCCCGGAATTCTTCAGGGACTTCTTCCTTAAGACCGTCCGCCACGGCCTGAAGCTCGGTTTCCGCCTGCTTCTTGGCCTCATTTACCTGTTGAAAGCGGGTATAGGGGACAGTCTTTTCCTGGTTTTGATCCGCCCGGTCTTTACCGTCGCCTTTATCGGGTGCGTTCCCGCCGGGCTGATCCTGCGTATTTTGGTCATTGGCTTTGTCAGGCATTTTTTAAACCTCCATTTAACGCCTGGGAGGGCGGATTTTTCGGGTTATAAAACTTCTCTACCGGAGTTCAGTTCCCGGCTTTCTTCCTGCACTTGAATGAGATACGCCAGGGCTTCTTCCCGCGTCTTCAGGTCCGGGTTTTGTTGCATGGCAATATCTACAGGGGAGATAACGCCAAACCCCAAGAGCTTCTCCCAGGCTTCGGCCTGTGATTTGGGGTCAACTTCGGGGCGGGGATCGGCGAAGTCAACCTTGAGTGTGGCCGACTCGGAAAGCTTCTTTGTGTTGTGGGCGTTCCAAACCACGCGCACAAGCTGAAAAAGCCGCTTTTCATAGGAACGCCACAGGGCCACGTCTTCAGCTCGCATTTCCGCCAGTTCGCGGGTATCCACAATTTTGCTTAACCCGCTTGCTTCCTGGGGATCGGTTGACATGGAAGCGGCGGAAAGGCCATGGCTCACACAGCCCCACTTGATTAGCTTGTCAATGGCTCCCACCACTTCTTCAATCCGGGCCTGTTGATTGGCAAAGCCGATTTCTCCGTTTTCCGGGAGTTCCACCAGGGCGCCGGGATCAACCTTGAGGCTCCCGCCGCCTTGACCGCCCTTGATATACCCCACGCCGAAGGACTGGGTTGACAGGAGATAGAGAAGATCAGTCAGCTTCAGGTTTACGGCTTCCTGAAGGCTGACAAGATCGTCTCCGCCCGGAAGCCAAAAGCTTGAAGAGGGCGGCGGATAATCGAAAACTGCAAGGAAGGGTAGGACGCCGTAAGGATTCGCTGCTTCTTCTTTCACCTGGCCCCGGTAGTCCAGGCGTTGCCAGGTTTCCGGCGTCCAGTAGGAGTATTCCACCTCTTCAATCTTGTCAGACGTGCCGAAATCCGTAACCAGGACCTTTGACAAGATTTCCGGGCTTTCCCCGGTTTCCACGTCCAGGATGTTCCCGGTCAATATGTCCAGGTCCAGGCGTTCATTTCGCCAAACCGGGCGAAGGAGAATGGTCTTTAAGAGCTTGGCGTACCGGCTGGCCAGCTTCAGCTTCACGTCCAGGGCCAGGCCCTCGACAATCCCGGAGTAAAGCTCCTTATCGCTGTCGTTTCCCTCTATAATCCGAACCGGGGCTTCCCGGTAAACTTGGGCCAGGTTGTTGACCACCTTCTTAACCACGTTCAGGCAGACCTTGACCATGGCGGAAGGATCGGAGAAAAGCTCATTCAGCCTGGTTTCCAGGTGGTCAAGCTGAGCGTCATGGTACAGGTCAAGCCGCTTGGCCGTCTCTGTCTTGCGCGCCAAAGAAGCGGCGCTGTCGGCCTGAAGGTTCAGGCGGTTGAAAATAATCGGGACTTGGCTTTGAAAAAGCATGTTCTTTTCCCTTATGCGGCCTGGTAAATCCTGGCCCCGTCAAAGCGTACCTTGCTCTCGAAAAACTCATGCAAGTTCAGATCATCGTCTAACCTGATCTTCTTGAACTCTTGAAACATGGCTTCCACCTGCTTGTGGGCCTGGCAGAAATCGGCGCAAAGAAGCTGCTTCCCGCCGCCCATGAGGTAACAGAGTTGACGGCGCGGGGACTTATTCCGGCAAGTGAAGGACCCCAGGACATAGGCGGCCAGGACCGCTTCCCGCAAGGCCCAAATTGCATGACAGGTTGAGTAAACCGTATCGTCATGCTGTTTAGACGTGGCGGCTCCGAAGGAATACTTCCCCGCCCGGCCCGCCTGGTACACGAAAGCCTTGAGTTCAGATTCGAAGGTCTTCAGGTCCTTGGAAAAGTGAAACCGCTCTTCTCTGAAAATCCGGGCCATTTCTGGGAAGGCCGAATTCTGCATTTTTTCTGAGGCGGTCACGATTTCATGGGGAATCTTCACGTCCGCCAGCCATGGGGCCAGGTCCGTAATCTCGTAATTTTCCAGGGTCACAGCGTCCAGGCCGTACCTTTCATGATCTTGCAGGATCGCCTTCTTAATGGCCCGTGAGGTGTTGAGGGTGAAGACCACCTGGTTAAGAACATAAAATTCCGGCTCGCCATGCTCAGGGGAAGCAACCTTGGCCACAACCGTCCAGACGGTCGAATCCCCGCCCGCCAGGGGTGATAAAGACTTGGCCCGGTCCAGCCCGCCGCCCACCTTGTAAGCCCGGCCTTTGACAAGCTCTTTCAGATCGGCCACGGGAATCTTGTACGGAGCGCGGGCCGCCTTGATAAACTCTGTAGGGAAAAGGGCGTTCTTGGCGTCTGACCTTTGGCCAAGAATATCCCGCTTGAAGTCGGCGGGTAGGGCCGTCCGTTGCAGCCGCCGGGCCTTTTGCCGGTCAATCCAGGCCGGAGCCTTTGTTTCAAATTCGGCCAGGTCCCTATAACAGACATGGCGGGCGTAGATTGTTGGGTCGCTTGCCGCTTCCTTTTGCAGGCCGTGAACGTGGCCGTCCGTGGGGTCAACGTTACTGTCAATCAGGATCAGAGAGTCTTCACTGTCTAACAAGCTGGCCTGCAAAGCGTTGAAGGGGCCAAGATCGGGGGAGGCGTGAAGATCGGAAACCCACAGACAATTAAG